ACCATCGCACCAGTAGAGGAAGTCACCGCAGGAACAATACCTGATAGATCTACTTCTCTGATTGTGACAGCGGGAGACTCAGATGGTGAAAATGCCATAGTCGTGTCCTTTTTTCGTTAACATGAATAAGATATCATAATACGGAGATTTCTCAATGTATTTATTTATATACTATGAATTCTTAACATACCAACTGACCAGCACTATCCGATGTCCCTGTCGGACTTGACTAACCCCATGGAGTACATCATGATTATAGACCAGACTGCTACCATTTTGAGAGGGCGCCACAACAGGAACGATATCTTTTTTGTGATTGAGAGGACCTTTTCTTACTCCTTCCTGTGGCAAGTCGTAGTGTTTATCCATAACCAACGTGTCACCACCAACCAAGTCTTCAGATGATTCTAGAAACGTAATGATTGTTTTTTCAACCAACTCATTATTGTCTTCATGGAGTCGCGTAAATGAATACGGAATATACTTAAGAAAATAATGTGAGTAATTTTTTAACCCTCGTGTTGCGGCATAATTATCTAAATGCTTAATAGCAGGACAATCTTTTACGTCTTCACTTCTTGGATTGTATCGGTGTAGATTGAAAAGGTTATAGAATTGATCTATGTACTCGTGTCTGGATTTATTATATAACTCCCAGAGACTCTGCATTTCTGCGTCAGATAAGATCGTATCAATCTTAAAATTATGCCATTGATTTACCACGGATTTTGTAGATCATGATCCCAAGGTATTGACCAGTTTTTGTCTTTCATACTTTCAATATCTTCTAGCGAATCAATATACTCATCATTGTTATCATGATAACCAAACGGCACCAAATCTGCCTCAATAGAATCCATTCTACTTTGAAATAACATTTGTTTCATATCAATATCGGTGAGATCGTTGAATCTACTGTCGGTGGTAAAATATCCAAACATCACCAAATTCATCATGAGATCATCGTGGTTGCCATCGCTTGCTTCATATGATTGCCCTCTGGCACAAAACGTAGATATTTCTAATATAGTATTCTCATCAACAATTTCTAATTTGTTTTCTTCTAATAGATCTTTGATACCCGAACAACCAAGCCGCTTAGTCTTCCGATTGATTTCAATGCCCATTTTATTTTTTGATACTGATTCAACATGCATGTTCTCATATTCTAAATCTAGATATAAGCCATTACATACTAAAGTACCTTGATCATTTGATTCAACAACAACATATGCTTCATTGTAGACTTTCGCATACTTATAGATAATATTAGGAAAGAGCAAGGGCGAGATAGTGTTACAGCGATACACAGCCACCTGTTTAAAAGGTCTCGTGCTAATGTCGATGATATTGAATGTAGAATAGTCCTGTCCTCTTCCCTTGCTTACATCAACACACATGATGTAATCATGATCTGGTTGCGTTTCTTGATAAACAAGAAGATCGCCACCTTCCATATGTGTGATAGGATCTGTGGCACGTAATTTCATCAAGGTGTCGGCGCTTATTAATGTGTCGCCCGTACCGAAGAATGTGTTACCGAATTCCTGGTCAAATTGAAGAATGCTAGTGTTTGCTATGGTCTCCGCTTTCCATTGCTCATCACGTCCTGGCACGTCAAACCAATCCACACGAAAAGGTATAAACTGATTTATCCCTTGGTTGGCGCCTTCCCATATTTTATGGAATATATTTCCGATACCATTTGCTGTAGATGTGATAATAACCTTTGTATCTTTTCCGGCAGAGACAACAGGATAGGTGGAAGTGTAGAATTCTGATGCTCGCTCAACAAAAGCAAACTCATCGAGATAGAGGAGATTAACAGACATACCCCGAATAGAACTGCCGCTAGTACTAGCAGCCACAATCCTACTGTTATTAGAAAAATCGATACTACCCTTATTAAGAGTCTTGCAGCCAGGTTGTAAAAAGAACGGCAAGTTCTCAAGCATAAGTGTAATACGTCCGAGCATTTCTCGCGAAGTGGAACCTTTGTTAGCCAGAACAGCAATGGTTTTTTCGGGATTGAAAATCGCATACCAGAGAAGATAGGCGACAGACGAAATTGATTTGCCAGATTGTCTGCAAGCAAGTACAATGTTAAAACGATTGCTGTTAAAATGATGGAACATACGTTCTTGATAGGGATAAAGATTAAAAGGAACAAGACCCCTATCCAGTGAAATAATCTTGACATATTTTTCTGCAAAATATGAGGGATTTTCCATACACTTTTTATATTCAAGAACTTCCTCCTGTGTCCACTCTTGGACTACACCATCTTTCTTGACTAAGTGATTATATTGATACGTGTCATTGGACATTGGTAGAATCAGACTCAACTTCAATCACCTTTTCTTCATTCTGTAATAATCTTTGTAGATCAGTTGTGCTTCCTAGAAACACATTGTTGTTAGTAATATTCTTTTGCTCTTTCAAAGGCACGTGGGTAATATCTTTGTGCTTTTTGTTTAGATCCATTAATTTGTCAGTAACATCTGCAACATTTTTAATCATGCCAGATAATACTTCAAATGCTCTGGGATGCTCACTTTCACGAGCCACCTCAATCATCAAATCAAGACCGCGTTTACCGCCTTCTATCAGTTCCAGGTACGTGTCCCGACTCGTTTCGTAGTCGTTCTTGATGTTCGGGTTTTCTTTGTCGGTCATTATGATTCCTTTTATAGATTCTTCGGTCTTCTGCTATTTGTTGCCAGAATCTATCGTCAATGTCTTTTATGTCTATATTTATCATAATCGCTTCTTAGATATGTAGGCTTTTATTCCAAGCACATTTAGATCGGAATCTGTTCTGTCATATACAGCAGAAAATAACCACGGTCTTGCGGTTATATCAGACGGCACTGGCCATGTAAATCCATGTTCCGTACAAAAATCACGAACAGGTTGCTCAGTGTAAGATATGAAGTAAGCATCCGCTTGAGGTAATTCTCCATTGGCATCCCATGAACGACTTGTGTGCGTTACGTGTGCGCCTTCTGGTAACTCAGGTGTTATTCCACCAAACTCTAATTTTGCGGCTTTAAGTATCTTTGTACCATTATCTAGATTAAATTTAAGACCGTAATGATTTGAAATACCTGTTAAAGATGAATTCGTCATATCCAACACTTGAGATGCAGAGTCAGGAAAATAAGAGGCGGTAACACTATCTAATTCAGCAAAATTGTACCAACTAACGTGTCTTCCCGTGTACGGTTGACGATATCCTTGAGCAACGCCTATAAAATTACTTTCTCGGGTAAGAAAAAAATCGCTGTCATATTCAGAAAACATACTCACAATTTCATCAATGTAAGGCTTTGCGGCTGAATCACGAGGACCAATATCTACTCGTTGAAGTTGACCCTCATAGTACATATTATCACGTACAGTTTTTAAAAGAATAATCTGGGGTGTGATGTATCTTTCGTTGTCAGGAACGTCATAATGGTTGGTTGATATCCAATGAGCAAAATTATTATAGTTTATGGTTTCAAGTGCATTCGCTAATGTTTCTGCGGAGTCTATATTACCTAGATCATTGAGGGCAGGTGCCGCAAACATGTTTGCACCTTGATATTCATAATGATAGGCATACTCGGTGTCGCCAGTCCACGGTACAGTCTGTTCTTTCCAGCCATTAAATTTAGTTATGGCTTTAAGTTGATTGTCGCTGTCCCAGATAACCTGATCCCACAAAATAGCATTAATAGACATTAGTTCCCACCATTGTTATCCAGGGTCGCGATCACGATTAAATCCCAGTTAATAACAATGTTGTTGCCTGGTGCCGCCGCTTCATAGATTTGAAAATCAATTTCTAACTCTCTGCTGACACTACCATAATTACCTAGTTTAAAAGACAAGAAAAAATCCGCATAAGGAGATGATTGTGTCCCATTACCAATGTCCAGTGGAGTATCAAAAGATCCACCTACAGTAGCGCCCGTGATATTCTCGGTACCTTTTGTCGCAATAAGTTTGTAACCTGTATAGGGCGCAGTGCCTCCTGATATCCAAGTGCCTACCTTAACATACAAAGCCGAGTCCGGTGTCCGCCCACTATTGAAAGAATCTCTGCCGCGAGCGTATATACCACCATCATTATCAAATCTAACATTAGCAGTGGCAGTAACGGGAGAAAAAGTATCATATACTTGTTCATACGCCTCATTAGTGTAACTTAATAACGCAGTATATCCTAATATGCCATTACCTGCGACATTCTGAATGGTGATCGTCTCAGACGCCAACACAGTTGAGTTTACATTCTCTTCAACATCATGCAGTTCGTAAACAAACGCTTTGTTTTCCTGAACGGCGCTCGTAGTAATATCTACATCAAAGGTTCCTGTGCCACCTGAAATAACCACCGTACCTGTAGGTTTATTTGCACCATCAAAGTAGGCATAATTTGAAGCACTAGCAAACACAGGAAGCATGCCGAGTACAGTAAGAGACGATGTTGCCGACATGGTCAGCGAGTTCGAATTAATATTATTGATGGTTCCATTGACCCCAGTAGTTCTTTGTGTGTCTCCTGCGAGCAAGGTAGAATATGAAGAAGTGGCAGATTGTGTGGACAAAATCGTACTGCCTGATACACTGTCAACTATTACAGGTTCAAAACCCTGAGGTCTGTAATAGTAAGTGCCATCGGGTCCAGTCACAGTAAAAGTTACAGTGGTGGCTTCATCTGGTGTAGTATCACTCGCAGTCAACGTAAAGTTTTGAGGATCAGTCAGTGTAGTGATTGGATCAAGCGCAACAGTTGGACCTGCCAAACTAGTTCTTCTAACCGTAGTAAGAAAACTTCTATTAGATTCTTCTGTAAGATTGTCGCCAAGTGTTACATATGTTACCTCTACAGATTCACCGGAATCTGGTCCTATGATCTCTTTATCTGCACCTCCTACATATTGTGTACCAATAGAACTCGGCGTAAGACGTATAAACAATGGTTCGGGTGCACCAACATCGGTTGCTGTAATTGTAAGTACCAAATTTTCATCTTCTGTAACCGTTGCGGGCATAGTTAGTGAGTATGTTTGCTGACTAGTATCTTGAACTACAACACCCGCGCTTTCACCAATAATTGCAAACACACCTGATCCTGGTGCTGTCTCTTCTCCTACCACAACAGTAAAGGTTTCTGAGCCTTCTGTTTTAAAATCATTTGCAATAGCAAGAGATACTTGTCCGGCACTGCTGGTGATTGTCAAGTCTACGGGTGCTGAAACGTTTGAGTAACCAGAGTCAAAGTCTGAAGACGTGACATTAGTGCCAGCAATCCAATACTTGTAAACACCACCACTTCCTGTGTCTTGATAAGTTCCACCTAGTGTTACATCCACAGTGATCGTATCGCCTTCTTCAGGAGCCAAATCACTTGGAGTTATGGTAACCGAGTTAGATGTGCCCGCGATAATTCTATTACCTTCTGCTAATTCAGTGCCGCCTGTGGCTTGATCATATACAAATATCTGATAGAAGTTATCCGCAGTATCACCGTCGGCAGTATAAGCAGTTGGATTCGTAACAGTTCCAGTACCACCTGATACTGTGACTGCAAGTCTGCTGCCATTTCTGGGTGGAGTACCTACCCAGTCAGCATCGTCAGTGTCAATATCATTGATATAAAAGTAAACTGTCCCGTCAGGAATATTTTGACCACCCACTGTGTAAGTAACAGCACCACCGTCTTGACCTACGGCAGGACTGCCGGTGATCGTGTAGGCGGGTGGTCCATCGTTAACAGTGAATGACTCGTTGTCTGAAATTTGAAAACCAGCGTCTAAATTATTATCTGTTGCAGTAAACGTACCCGCAGTAGGGCTTTCGTAAGTGTCCGTTGCGCTAACAGGAATAGAAGTAACCGCAGTTGATCCACCTAGACCGTCATCTATCATGGTGACTGAGCCTGTAAGATCAGCGGTTGCGATACGACCGTCAGATACCACGGCACCTGTAATCGCATAATCAATATCTTTGCCTACATTATAACCGCCTGAGGTGATTGTAATCTCTAAGTTGTTACCCTCAATAACTGTCACACCTGGTGCTACGGTAAGTGTGGGTACTACCTGTGTAAGATACTGAACACGAGAAACTTTTTCAATGTTGTTCTCATTCAGAAGTTTGATAACATAGTTGCTGTTTGACTGAGGATCACCATCTACTCGGCTTTTTATCTGAAACGAACCTGTACTGCCTGTTATCGTAACATCTTGTGCTGTGCCAGGTGATGTTGGTATTGTCGTTTCAAAGTTGGTTTGATCGGTTGTACTAACTCCAAAATCAACATACCATTTAAGAACAGCACTGCCAGCATTGGGCACATTTGTTCCGTTAATGGTAAATGTTACATTGTCACCTTCATCTGAGGTATCGCCGGCTTCTACGGTTTGATCGGGTGCATCTGTTGATATAGTATATGAAGGAATAAGATCCGTTATCGTAAGAGGGAAGTTATCAATAGCACGACCATCACCGTCTTCAATGTAGACTGTAAACGTCTCATCACCTTCGGCTATCGCTGTCTCGGCATCAATGACAGAGACCACTGAGAACATACCACTTGACCCATTGATCTCAAAGTATTGTTTGTTATTCGCATCAGGTAAACCTGTTGTTTGATCATACGAGTTAATGCCGAAGTCAGCATCATTTGTCGTACCGTGTACTCCATACCAATAGAGTGCGTCTATGCCATCAGGCACATTTGTTCCTGTAATGGTAAAGACGAAATCAGTGCCTTCGTTCTGTGTGGTTGCATTTACGCTGGCCGAATAAACGGGCGTGTTGTATGTGAGTAATGCGTCATTGAGTGCTTGAATATCAACCGCAACATCATCAACAATGAACACCTCACCGCCAAGATACATTCCTGCAGGATGAACAAACAGTTTAAACGTTTCTCGCCACTTCGCAATAGGAACACCCACACGAACCAAAAGCGCAAACGTTTGATATAACTTGTCATCTGTGATATACTTGAGAGAGTCAGCACCGATCTGTGAATCTGTTTCACCTATCTTAAAGACATTCTCTTTTGGATACAATACTTCAACGTCTTCACCATAAAAAGATCTAAAGAACCATTCTATCGCAAACTTACTACCCTTTGATCTAAACAGTGTGTTGGAAAAGTTTGCTGCCGCTCGGAGTTCAGTATCGTTTGAACCAAACTTCTGAAAATAGGATTCGCCTAAAAGTAATTCGTCCTCAATATAAGTGAGAAGAGTGATGTCGGTTTCATTAATATCACGAGTTGCAAATAAGTGATTGAGCAATTCTGTAGACTCGTTCTGATCCTGAAACTCATAATACTTCTTTAACAGAGTAATGAATTTTGGATATAACGCCGCAAAATGCTCAGGCAATATATTGCCAATAGCCGGCTCTCTCAGGTTGAGAGAGCGTCTGCGTTTATTAACAAATCTTTCGTGTGACATAATTTATACTATGTTAATGGTATTACCCATACCAGAATGAGCAGTACACTGATAATACAAGGTTGGCGGAGCACTCATTGGTACTTTAAACTGTGTGATGCCAACTTGACTTGTGCCAGATATTACTGAAACACCTGTTGTGTAAGCCGCACCTGCATTACTTACTCTGATCTCAAATGGATGACCCGAATGATTGTGATCGAATCTATATGTATCACCTCGCCTCAGGTAAAGTATAGGATCGTTTTCGCTTGTAGGGAACCAAACATTTCCTGTATCAGACAGAACGTAATCAGTTGATCCGTTGTTCGTGACATTAAACGAATACTGTACGCCGGTGCCTACCGACATACTAATGTCTGAGTCTGCACCTAGCAACAGTCTACTGCCTGAAGCAGACAGATGCATCGCGTCTAATCCTGGATTCACCCGAATGTTTGAGTTAACTTTTGTGCCATTACCTCCACTGGTACTACCACTAAACATGAGATAGTTTACTGAGTTGGCAGTGTCAGCAGTTACTGCAACGTTGGTTGCCGTTGTTGCTGTTATTGCGTCAACATCTGTGAGTGATGCACCGCCTCCTGAGAATTGTGGAGAAAATAGTGTGCCGCCGTCGGTAGTCGTGTTATACGTGAGATCTGTGATACAACCCACACTGTCTTGACCTGTTGAGGTTTCCCTCATCATAAGATAGTTAACACCATCTTCGGGAACCTTAGCAGTCGTCTGTTGAGCGTAAGTAACACCCATCGCTCCAAACAAAGCATTGCCGGGATCTTGCAAGATCGCATTGATAGGATCATACAAAAGATTGTTATCTGTTAACGCACTATCTGCTAAAGGATTCACACCACTGCCTGTGGTTTCAACCATCGTGAGATAATGAAGACTTGACAATGTTGCCTGTTTCGTATATATTTTAGTCGCTTCGGTTACTGTGGCACTCGCAGTGACATTTGTTAACAGACTACCATCACCTGAAAAGAAAGGTGCAGAAAATACTTCAGTGACGGTATTGTAATTGACTAGTGAGTTTGTATTTACACTATCTACTCCATCTAATAAACCAGACATGAGGGGATAGTAAGTGCCAGCGTCTGTTTGTGCTACTTCTTGAAACTTACTGACTCGTGCATGATCCGCACTATCTGCATTTACATTTATAAGAAGCGAACCATCGCCAGCGAATAAAGGTGAATATAATGCTTCAGTGTTTTTATCAAAATAAACCGCAGGGTCTGTATTAACACTATCTTCGCCTGTTTGTATTGGCGACATGGTTATAAAGTAATTTTGTGCGTCAACCAAAGTTGCTACTTCTTGAAACTTACTGACTCGGGCATGATCGGCAGAATCAGAACGGAGAGCAAACTGAATATCGGTAATATTACGGCCATCACCAGATGCAACACCTCCCCAGAAAATATTATCTCTAACAGTAAGATCACTGTCAATAACAGTATCACCTAAAATTCTGAGACCACATATGCCATCGGCGTCTACCGAGTCTCGGGCACAATTAATAGTGCTTGCTTCTAAATCAGAAATATCAACGCCATTGATTGTACCCGTGACCGTAAGATCACCCGTGACTGTAGATCCACTAGGATCATCATCAATGTTTTGGTTTGCGAGATCTCGGAGTGCCTGAAGAGTGGTTCTCTTCGTAATAGCAGTAATAGGTGGTCCGACATCAACGTCATTGACGATGATTTCATCTTCCAATCCTAGAGGGGGCACCGTTGTCCCGTCTATCAAATTTAAACCTGAAATTTTTATGTCTGCCATTGTACCTGATCTCGTTTCTTTGGTTTATTTATATCGGTTACGTTATGGTAACAGTAACGATTGCTGTTTCTGAAATACCTTGTTCTGGTGATGCACGATAGATAAAGGTATCTTGCCCAGTGTATCCTGGATTAGGTGTATATGTGTATGTGCCAGCGGAAGCATCTAGTACGACCACAGATCCGTTAGATGGTTGTCCACCTACAGCAACAGAGAATACTGTATTGCCTGCTTGCCAAGTATCATTGCCACTCACTGTGATATCAACTGGTGTGTCAACAGTGGTTGAGGCACTGACTGCATATGCATCTTGGACTGGATCAACTGTGATGGATATGGGGAAATATTTCGCACCCCAATCGCCTAGAACACTCACATTAAATGAGTCTGTTCCGTTCCAATCTGGATTAGATTGATAACTCCAAGTACCTTTCGCAGTAATAATACCTTCGTTGTTTGTAGTCAGCGTTTGATATTCCGCCGAAGCAGTTCCATTTTGTGGATCACTCACTGTAAATGACGTGGGTGTTCCTGGAATATTTACAATAGTGAACGGCGCCACATACTGTGCGTTATCTTCAGAAAGATTCAAACTCAAAGGACTGGCTGTCCATGCACTATCAGTACATGTCTTGACAAACAATTCTTCGTCTGTGCCGCCGTCTAGATTCAAAAAGTTTACACACGCTTCTTCAATAATCTTAGAACCATCTGCAATTGACTTGTACAGGTATAGTTTCATGTCAAAGTCCATCGTGTATATGATAGACCGCCTGCTCTCTAAAGGCGCTTCATAATCATCTGAGAACGTAATACCTGTCATGGTAATAGGCGAATCCTCTACAACATCAAAGTCGTTGAGTGGCTTGATTGTCACTGTGTAATTTGGTGTAAAATAAGGAAGAATCTGTTCAACAATCTGCAAGGCATCATCTTGTGTCTTGGCATATGCATTCAACTGAAACGATATAATGTAAGGAACAGGAGTGTATAACTTACTAGCGCCATCGCCATAGTTATCAGGAAACACTACACATGAATTTGTCCGAGGCATTTGTCGCGCGGCATCATACTGCATGGCTAATATCTCAAAAGAAAGCCTGGGTAATTTTAAAGCAATCTGTCTCTCAGCGTTTTCGCCATCGTTCATTGCATCAATACGTGCTACAAAATCTCTCTTAGGAGAGTATGACAAAGGTACTTTGACTTGTGATAATGAGTTACCTGCGGCGTCTTTTCTTACCACATATATGTCATTGAACAATGATCCAAAAACAGCAACGGCTTTTCTAATTCGCTGATGATAAAAATGAGTACCAAACATTATGGATCTCCGAACGGATTAGATTCTGAAAAATCAATAAAATTGATCTCTCCACCTTCTAGTGTTGTATCAAAGGCAGTATTCATAGCACTGTCTTGTAGATCTTCTCCTATAGCATTAGGCGTACCAGTAGCACCTGATGTTGAACCAACCATAGGAGCGGTAGTGGTCCACTCATGATACTCACCGTCTGAAGCACCTCCAGTGTGAGCAACATATATCTTCTTAGCCGATGGATTTGAATTGTCTATTTTGACAATCTCACCGGTGAGAGTAAACGAATCATTTGTTTGAGTCACAGTCTCATTAAATGCAAACGCACCCGTGACTGATGGGAATGTAAACACGGTCTGAAACGCATGATCTCCCTCAACATTATCAATTGCTTGTACACCCGTATCAAAGTCTTCGTCGTTGTACTCAAACAATTCTGCACGAATCTTAAACACTGGTATATCTTTTAACTGATAGAAAGGTGATTCGTCTTCTACCTTCGTGATCTCAAATATAGAGTTAGAAAGTGGAAGAGAAATCAAATCTCCTTCGCGAGGCCTATAAAACTGGCCGCCGGGTTCTAATGTCTGTTCATACTTAGAAACGGTTGACAAAAATCTCCTACGTGATACAATAAAGGTAGCGGCATCACGAATCTCTACACCAAACTTAGTGAACAGATCTCCTTCTCCGTCAAAGCCTTCGGTATTCTCAATATACATTTCCAGTTTATATGCATCATCAAACCGTGATACATTATCATCCTGGAATATAGAATCTTTATTGACCATCTCTCTTGGCATATAATAGACATCTTGTCCATATATTTTGAGAGATTCAATAATCAGATCTTCATAGAGTTCTTGCTCTGAGTATCTGCCTTGAGTAAAATAGAGATTAGTAGCCATGCATTAACCCATGAAAAAATCTGGTGGAAATTCGTTTTCATTACGTAATTTTTCTTCCAGTTTTTCTAGTTCTGCTGTAGCATCGTCATAGTATTGACGACCGTTTAATTGCACACCACCTGGTAAAGTCATGCCTTCAAATTTCATCATGTTACCACCCCACTGTTGTTTGATCAACTGTGTGGTATAGTCTTTGAGAAATTTGTCGTTCCAAACGTCAGCGAATGATGCGGGATCAACAAGTGACAAACACTCCGCAATGATGTAATCACCTACGGCTAAATTGTTATACTGATTAGGAGCCCATTCGCCAAAAATATATAATCTATTCTGATGCCTTGAAAAATTAACTCGTGGCTCACCGTCTAGAATATCAGCAATAAATTCTAAATACTGTTCCATCTGATAGTAATACGATAAACCACCCGCAAAGTTCATAAAGTCGCCCATGCTGTTCAACATCATCTGATACTTAATATCAAACATGTTGGTACTACCAAAGGTCTTGCTAAATGGATATACTTTGGTAAGATACAGCACTGTGTTTGGAATAGTAATGTATTCATTTGTTACATCATCGGCTGTTATCTGATGCTTAATATAAGTGGTAAAAGTAGCGTCGGCATGATACTCTTGAAACATCTGAAGCGCATCATCAACTTTATCTTCAAGTTGATCATCGTCTACATTAATTTCAAGAACAGGCGAACCTAATCTCCGCAAGCAGAAATCAACTAGTTCTTGTCTTGTTGTGGGCGATGCCATGTAAATGTCTCCGGTTTATGTTTATTTATACGACTCGGCGCCACGTTCGGGCAGTTCTTTGTCTAGGGTATGCGACACCTGATGAGGGTCTTGCAAGATGTATATTCTTTGTTTCTATTCTGCCAGACTGTGGGCGAATATCACCAATAGACATAGCCACACGTGGTGATTCAGTCGATTCAAAACAAAACGCATTAGGCCAATCGTTGCCTAAATCTCCACATTCATTTTCTGCTAATGTTCGACTTCTCATCACCATATAGTCATATAGTTGTGCGGGTGTCATATCAGGAAAACGTTCTAGTATGCAAGCAAGTTGCCCGGTGAGCATCGGTGCACCCGCCGAAGTACCATTAAATGTTCTAAGAGTATAACTTGCGTTTCGAGGATCAGCGACCTGCCCACCGTTTCCATTGTAACCCGCGGTGACACCATCTGCAAATGTATAGAAGTCTACACCTAATCCACAATTTGAATAAGACACCCGACACTCGCCTTGACCTGCACTACCGCCGGCTCTCAGTCTTGATTTTGTGCTGAGTGTTCCAACAATGTAACATCCTTTTTGGTCGGTACCAAAAGAGCGCGACTTCCAGTTTTGTGTTGTCGCATCTTGTAGTGTAACAGTATTGTTTGTGTGTTCAGTGGTGTTTGTGAAAGCCATTAATGTGTTATCATTACTAGCCGAGATAACAACATGAATGCCATCGTTGATACAGTCTTCGACATCTGCAATAACAAAGTCAATGAAACTGTTACTACCATTAGTGCCCATTACCGAATAAAAATATCGATTCCCGGCGCTGCCGACTATATCGCCTACGCCAGCCAATTGAGCATCTTCGACTTGTTGATTCGTCATTGGGTTGATACCATCGCCATAAGTAACACCACGATTTGTGGCTTGTACAGGCCATGTGTTATCACCTTCTGAAAACAGTTCACTAAAACCAGTGCTACAATTAATGATAGTAGGATTCTTAAATCCTGTTGCTTGGTTTACCGTCTTTGCATTGTGCCACGCTCGAATATAATCGAAGTCAGTGTAATTAGGATAGCCATCTGGGGAACTGAAATTGCCGTAGTCTAGTTGACTGGCAGTATACGGATCAAACGAATATATGTTTGCGCCCGGCGCCAGACCCAGCGTTGAGCCAGCGGCACATGTTGAAACCGAAGCGCCGTGTTGCCTTTGTCTGCTTATATCACTATTGCCTGAAGTGTATGGGCTGTACACATAATCCTGTGCTAAGAAATAATCAGAAGAACCAAAAGCCTCATAACCCTGTACAGTGGTCGTGTATAGATTCCAGTTAATCTCGTTAACTCGTGAGCCGCCCGTACCATCTGCGTTAATCTGTAAGTCTGGCATGTTAGGATCTGGATGCCCATCTTTAACCACAATGTCAACGTGCTTACCAGTCTCGGTGAATGTCTCACTACTGGTATATTTTTCACCCGTTACCTGATCAGGATTTAAAAAGTCATCTGCCCAGTTGTCGATAATAGACTCGTTGCCTTCGTATGTGTTTCTAGAACGCCATGTGCCCCAATTCTTTGATTGTGAATCATTGGGTGGTTCGTTTGCGCCTTTGTCATACTCAAAGTCTGTACGAGTAAATGCGGTGGGTTTCATTTCTGGGCGATCTGACCAACGAGCAACTTGTCTTACACGAGAATCAGCCTTGACTGCGGCCGCCTCTTCTGATGTGAGCATGTACATAGTTGTTCGCGACAAAGGTCTGCGACAACAGATATCGATAGCACGTTCTAAAATACCGCCAGTTGTCTCCATGTCCGCATAGAAAGTATCTAGGTCATCATGGCTATGTAATAAAACCAGATATTCTTCCATTATGCTTCCAGTGCGAGCAAGGTGAGCGTTACTGTGATTGCTCTTGCACCACCACTAAGATTGGTAACTCTCGCATGAACGGTTGTTCCCGTGTCAAGCCAACCTATGACGCCGGGTGACATCTTGATCACCTGGTTACCTGTGGTAATAATCTCTGCTACAACACCAGCATCGGGCGCAGGATCGTCTGTAATTAATCGTGAGGCGTCTGCTGTTCTTGATGCGGTGTCTGTATACAATCGCACCCATGATGCATCATTTGATTGAATCTTGAGAAGTGCATAAGTAGGTGCACCACCAGTAATGTCTAAGTCTGCTGAGTTGTTATCTGATATCGTACCTGTTGTGCCAATAATAGTAGATCGTGTACTGAGTGCACCGGTTACTCCAGGAATGGTTACTGTGACATCATCGCCGCTGTTTGTTGCAGTAACACCAGTACCAACAAAGTTGAACGAGGTCGTACCAGTCGTAAGACTTGAGCCCTCATCTGAAGTTGTGATGCTAGAGCCACCACCGCCCGTCTGATTTACAAATGAGAAGTTACCTGCGCCATCTGTCTGGAGAACTTGTCCGTTCGTGCCATCGCTTGCAACATCTGTCAGATTTAGAAGTGATAACTCAGGAGGAGTGTATGTAAATACGCCGCTTACATTACTATAAGATAATGTACCAGTACCTGATGCGACTTGTTGTACAACTGAAAGATCAGTGAGCGCAATGCCAGCACCGCCGACACCTGTATTATCTGGTCCTACAACCCAAGCACCTGATCCACCTGCCGCAAACTCGTCCCACTTGACAACATATCCACTTGTGATAGGCTCTGATATAGAAACATCTGCTAGATCAATGAGTCTTGCAACCGCACTTGCTCCACCTAGATTGCCTGCACTAGTCCCGTTATTACCCCACAGCAAAGCACCCGCTGAATCGTAAATGACAAACGATCTACCCGCACTGTCAAGCAGTCTGCCGGAATTGGTTTGAATCTGTACATCACCTGCGATAAATGTTGAATCAAGATTTGTTAATCCATTGGCAACAATATTTTCGGTTGTAAAAATGTTAGTGCTGGGATTGTATGTGAGTGTTGTTGTGTCTATCAGCGCACTATCAAATCCACCTACACCGTTGTTTGCATAAGTGAACATGAGATAGTGAGTAGCATCTGAGTCTGTGTCGCTCGTAGATATCTGATCTACGTTGGCAACTGTAGTCTCGCCTTCAAGAATGACACCATCTGATTGTCTTCGAAACAATATCTTTGCTGTAGGATCTTTTGGAAGAACTTCCTTTAACTCTAGAAGACCATCAATCGTGGTAGAGTCTAACTGAGTTAGACCTGCAACATCAAGATTGGCAGATACATTCGCACTACCTTGAACGTCAAGTGCTACCGAAGGATTGTCTGTTCCAATACCAACCTGTCCTACAGCATCAATCGTGACGGTATCGGTAGGATTGCCTGTACCGCCACCACTGAGACTTAACTTATCACTTGTACCATTTTCGCCTACGAAAGTAAGATTGTTGTTACCGAAATATATTTTCTTATCAGTGCCGTCTAACTCAAGATCTTTGTTGAGTCTCCAGCGATCACTTGATGCTTGATATGTTATTGTGGCATTTGCACCGTCTAATGTGAGACCACCACCGTCCGCAGTCGCCGCGTCTGGTGCACCTTCAGCGATTACAATATTCTTATCATCAACCGTAAGAGTGCTTGAATTGATAATTGTCTCAGTACCATTGACCCACAAGTTACCATCAATTCTTACACCGCCCGAAAAGACCGCAGAGTCAGCATCTAAGTTAGCAATTGTTATGGACTGTGTAGTGACATTACCACGATCGGTAACAGTTTGAAGAGTATCTACTTCTTCAAACTCACCCAGCGACCACGCAACACTGTCATCTAATCCAATGCCTGCTTGTGAACCAGGCTCTTCCTTGAAGACAAGAAAATAACTAGGCTGGCTGGGTGGATCAATCTGTTCAAGAGATCCTGACTTAAACGATAACTGAGTAAGACGTGGCTCTGTAGTAAAACTCCGAGTCCCATCAACACCCGATATAAAGAGTGCACCTTCTGAATCAGGTAAACCCGCGTTTGGTTCTGTCTGATCTAATGTTATGAATTCATAACGATCAGAATCTAACTCGGATTTATCTCTAAGTGGAACGTAACCTGATATTGTAGTGAGTTGCGACATCGTATCTTCCGTTTAAGCGTTCAAAGATTCTAACAATGATAGTACTAAATTCAATGTATCATCTGCGTCATTTGTTCCTGAACCACCAGCATCTGACCGAGTAACCCTTTTATGACAGTATCCATATATTTGGTTGCCCTCTTGAATAATTAATTTACCTGTCAGAGGTGTCGCCGCATCATTTTGCCTTACCGGAAACTTATTCACCAGTGGTGTTTCTTGTCCAGTGCCAACATCTTTGTGCACAAAAGAGAATCTTGATGTACCTCCTCCGTCAGAATCTACGTTAGATATCTGCGCCATTAAAACAATAGCGGTCACGCCTGGAGGTGTGTTATATATTAACTTACCCTGGCTTGCCGCTGAGTCTCTCAACGTCCAGACTTTAGTTTTAAACGCATTTAATGGAGTTGCCATGTTATCCCTCTAGTGCTAATATGAATGGGGTCATTACTGCAAACAATGATCTGTCAAATGTTACACCAGTAATGTTACCCTGTTCTCTGTTAATTGTTAAGTCTTCACCAATTCTAAAGTCACCACGTTCGTCTGTCGCAGTAAAATATACCAGACCAAAGTTTGGTGTGGCGGCATCTGCCGAGTCAAATTGTATTTCGTTTTGTTTCTTGGGTACACCACCGTTTTGTGGGATAGCCGTGAACATGTTTGTTCCGGATCCTACATATTCAAATGTATGACCTGATGCGGTAATCAATGATCTCTGATGGAAACTTACATTTTGAAGTGACTTCAAATTCCTGTTCAATGCAGGCGCAAGTTCTATCTCATATGATCCTGTTTCATCTAGAATAGACCAGTATTCAAAAAATGCACCAAATTGTGTGTTTGCATCTCCTTGATCAGATCGTCTATCTTGAGCACCAATAAGAATATAATCACCTGTGCCGCCGACGGCGACTGAGTGTCCTGATCCACCGTATTCGTCGTTACCTATTGATGCCGCATTTGCAGGAGTCAATGGTTCAAGTCTAGAGATCCTTCTCCAGTCACTTCGGGCACGTTCAATAACCGAGACTTCGTTCTTGATTGAGTTGACGTTTGGATTGTTACCAACAGCAACAAGATCACCTCGTGTGTTGATATCAACATCGTATCCATATCCAAAGTCTTTGACAGCATCATAAGGTGCTTCAATAATATCTTCTGTTACCCACTGACCTTCATCAAACAAGAAGAACTCACTGACACCTGTGTTCTGAATATACACCTGGACGTCCGTGAAGTTACCACCCGGTGTAAATGCAGGCGTGACTGACAGTGTGTTAGATGTTCTGTCGGTGATTGTATAATCACCATCGTTTGCACCAGCACCTTCAATTGTCACTACTGTGTTCGTTGGAAAATCTGTTGTGAAATTTATCCACCGATCAACGTCAGTCGTAGACAAAAGAGTACCTGATAATGTTGCCTGATCTAATTTCTGTTTTCTTGCATATTGAAGTTGACCACCAAGATCGCTGTCAGTTTGAATGTTCGTGAAGTAACCACGAGGCGCATTCTTATCACCCATGACAAAGTGTGTGGTGTTCTTTCCAAGTCTAATCTTGGAATCTCTACCGTTAGCCCCAACGTTTGACCGCGGTATGATTACCTGTGCTAGAATGAATACGTTGTCAATGTTTTTCTGATAGTAATAAATTTTATTGGTGAGTGAATTTTTCCATTGGATTAGAAGATCAGCACCGTCATCATTTATTGTGACTTCAGGTTCACCCGCGTTTGCGCCCGTACCATCAGGTATCGTAATACGTTGAGTCTGTGACCAAGATGATGAAGCCGGCGCAGTTCTCTGGAAGACGTATACAGCACCAGCACTTGCGGGACTTACATCGTTCACAGTAGAAGCGGCAAGATATAATCCACTCTCGCTCATGTCAAACGATCTACCAAAGAATCGTGATCGGTCTGCAACCTCAGCAAGATTAACAATGGAATCTTGTGTCCAAGATTCACCACTTCTTCTGAACATGTAGATCGCACCGTTGTTCTGCGCACCACCACTTCCGTCTACATTCTTTTGACTAGGTGCACTGACTGCCAGATAAGATCCGTCTTCGTTCAGTCGTGTTTCGTATCCAAAGTCAATGTCGGATGTTGTGTTTGTGCCAAATGCAACCGCAGGATTAATTGTTTGTACAAAGTCCCACTGTGGTATACCGCCTACAATGTCTGATTTGCGAATCTCAACAGCCGCCAGTTCGCCCGGCAATGTTGCACTTTGACCCACTGCGGCATAGAGATCGTTTGAACTCATGTGAACACTTGAACCATACTTAGTAAGATTAACTGTGTTTGTTTGTTTCAGTGTGGTTGATTCGGTGGTGTTTCCAGTTGTTCCCCAGTCCTGAGTAATCTCATCTGATACATTGAGAATTGTATAATAGAAGTTATCCGAGTCAAATTTGATAGCATCATTGTAGTTAGGCTTCTTGTAATCACCGAGATTCAACGTGTAGTCTGCCGAGTCTTGTGTGATAACTCCGTTGACCCGAATGAAGTCGTCGTTCTGAATATAGTTTGCGTGAAGATCGCCGTTGTAAAGTGATGGTGATCCACCTGTAGCAACAAGACCACGTTCACCGAACGATGAGTTTGAGTTTGTGAGTGAGCATTGACCGCCAGTCTCAGCCAAAACTGAGGTGGTTGTTGATACTGTAAACAATGATACTAACTGTGAGTATCCACGGTTTAGGAGATACACACCTGTACCACCAGCGTTGAACTGTGTAAATGCGTCTAGTACCATACTTCGGAGACCAGACACTTTGCTTCCATCAATTCGTAAACCAATACCAGATGAAGTCAAAGACGTACAGTTCTGTACATAAGGTGACTGTGTAATAAATGGTCCTGCTCCGGGCGAATCAACACGAGGATCAAATGCGAGAACAGCGGCACCATCCTGATGATCTCGGAACGTAATTTCTTTAATGTACACACCATTGTCTGCCCAGAAGATATCACTATCAACGTTCTTAGGACGAATGGTTGTTGTTCTGAGTGCATCACCAATAATCGCAGTCTTGGGTGGTAGTTTAATCGGGTTATTGATAACATAATCACCAGACTTCAAGAAGATCGTCGTGTCTGTCCCTTGGTTATTTGCGACAGCATTTGTCGCTCGGACAATCGTAAGTCTTTCACTCGCACCAACGTTGAATTCTTGGTGGGCTAGATACAAAGCATTGTATGTCACTTTATGACCCAAAGCAATCAGATCTGGGAATGTTTGTGAATCATATCCAACTGCCAATCCTGTAGGATAGTTGTACTGATACAAGTCTAAAGATCTGTCAGCACCAAAGAAATTGCCTAGTGTAAATGTGCCTTGATTTGTTTGAATGATTGCTTTGAGAATAATATCAAGCAGATTGTTCTTCGTAGTTTCAATGCCTGCGTCCAGAGTCTCAAAGTAATTCTTGAGAATGTTTCTCTTCAGATGTCTATATGCTTTAATGGTCATTGTGAATTCATTCTGACCTAACAGATCACCATATCCATTGTTGAATATAGAGAAGTAAGATCTCATCGCAATGGACGTAGCACTGTTACCACCATACTTGATATCATATGTCAGTGCGTCAAGAATAAATCCAACGTCACGTCTACACTTAGATTGATTGTAAGTATATGCGGGGAATATCTGATTCGCATAAAGAACTGTCTGATCTTTGTAGATTGTTTTCTGCGCCTGAATCAACAACGGATCGTTTAAAAATGAGATTGGTGTTGATGGAATCGCTGTGTTATCACTCGCAGTAATAGAATCAATAATGATGTCCATCAGATTGCCAATAGCGCTTTGCTCGGTAGTAGTCGTCACGATTTGATTGATGAAAGCCTTAAGTTGCGCATATGCCGCGGCAGTGGTTACTACTTCGTTCTGACCTAATTGATTCTTATAAGTGTCAGCAACACCGTCCAGATTCTCGCTTTGATTTGGATTGTTTTCTATGTTAAGATCTGTCTCAACCCAGTAAGATCGGGCTATAGTTTCGGCAGCATATTGTCCATCATATAGAATATCATGAACAAGTCCATCAACAATATAACCAATATCCCGTTCACACGCATCGGGATCATATTCAAAGGTGTCGTAGTTGACTTGGATCCAAGTGGTGATTTGCTTCTGAAGTTGACGCCTGTTGGCACGAAGTGCATTGGCAGCATTGACTTTATCAAGAACAACATTGGTCGTGTTATATGATATTGGATCACCATCTACTTTACCATACTCGGTGCTTTGAGTCAGCAGATCAGTAATCTCTAGAGTCCGAGCGGTCACATAAGTCTTTGTGGTAGAATCAATGCTAGGCGTGCCGTTAATAAGATCACGAAGATAGTTGATCGCAAGGATGGTGTATTTTAACTGGTCACTTTGGACTTTATTTGCATTGCCTCTTTGATAGGCTAAACCAGCAGTAATGCTATTATAATTGGTTTGGTTCTGGATGTCAAGACAAATCGCATCAATAATTAAGAGAGAGTCTCGTGCACATTTTTCATCATCAAAAGCATCCACTGGATTAGAATCATTAACGAAATCAATGACTGCATTTTGCGTTTGAGTCTTTGCTGTTTGAACTGCATTAAAGCCTGCTATGTCAGTAGCATCCTCACCTATTGTTGAAGGCAATACCAATGCCGGCATGTTTTGTGTGGTGTCTGCTTTGATTGCGTCAATTACAATATCAATTTCGCCCGTGATGTACGCAAGAATGGATGCTGTTTGATCTGTGCCTTGGGCTAGGTTAGCATCAAGAGGTAGATTAGTCGTAAGATAAGTTTTCAGATATTCATATGCGGCAATGGTTGCTTCTATTTCGGCACTATCATTGCCTAAAGCATTGACAACACCCGTAAAATAACTCTCAGCAAATTGGCGAATACACCAGTTCGTGCCGGTATCTACATCATATGCAAGTGCTTGCAAAAGAATGATCAAATCTTCTTTACATATGGTATTATCAAACGAGGTAATGCCTAATGTATTGTTAACATAGTTTATGACGGCATCAGCATAGGCATTGTTTTGCAGATTCAGTGTGTTCTGTGCCGCAATCGTGTTAGCGGTAGAACCCGTACTGTCTACACCACCGACAGTACCGGTGTACAATGAAGTATTCGGGTTAACCCAAGCACGATCTACACCAGAAGTGTATACTCCTGCGTTGATTCCTTCACGAATTCTATCGAACGGGTCATTTGTTTTGAGTGGATCACCACCGCCATTGGTCAATGCAGTCTTTAATAAATCTTCTGCATAGTTAACTGCCGCCAGTGTTGCAGCCCTTTGTTTCAAATAAACATTTTGTGCACTAGGTCGTCGGTACGACAATGCAACGAAACGATCTGGTGCTTCGCTTCCTGCAATAATGAAGAGTGATAATGCATCTACAATGAGACCAATATCTCTCGCACATTTTGCTTGATCGTATGCAGGATTAAAAAATAAATCATTGATGAATAATATTGTATCATCTTGAATCTGTAATGTTGCGGTTGTTATAGCATCAAAATCTGTACTTGTCAACCCTGCGGTTGATATTTCTACTTCCGCTGGAAGATTGTCTAAATTACCATCTTCAATTACATCAATAATAATGTCAAGCGATGCTTGAATTTCGGTAATGATTGTAGTGTCAAGACCAGTGGTGTAAGTTGACAGTATGCTTTTAAATTGTTCGTAACCAGCAACTGTTGCTGTTGTTTCAAATGGACCTAATTGACTTACACTGCCTACGTAGTATGAAGCGGCGTTCTGTCTTGCGGCAGTGTTACCACTATAAAGAAGATCGTGACATATGGCGTCAATAATATAACCTGCGTCTCGCTTACATTTATTTGTGTCATACTCAAGTGCAGGATATTCTAGATCAATATAATCAATAAGAGCGGTTACAGCAGCCGATCGATTGGTTTGAAGATTTGATACCGCAGTAATCCTGTCTCCGCCTAGTGAACCGTCGTGAGTACCACCAGGAGCAGTATAAGTTGGTGTTTCGTAAGTGGTTACAATTCCATTGAGAA